CGATCTTCTCGTGGGCGATGAACGACGGCCTGAAACTGACGCTAGTCGGCTGCAACGACGACCTGTACACGCTGGAGAGTTCGACATACGTCAACATCACCCCGGCGTCGTACATCGGCCCAGAAAGTACACTGTACGGTGGGTACGGGGCAAGCGACTACGGTGAGCTGCTCTACGGCTTGGATTACGCGTCATACGCCATCACGAGTGCCGTGAGATCGACTAACGTCGTGACGATCACGACAGGGACAACGCCGCACGGCTACCCAGTCGGCATGAGCGTCCTGATCGCTGGCGTCACTACGTCGACATTCAATGGCACGTTCACCATCGCGTCTGTCCCGACGACGACGACATTCACGTATGCACAGACGGCAGCCGACGCGACATCTTCTGGCGGCACGGCGTCTCTACCGGTCGCGGATCGCAGGCCCGTAGACCCGTTCTACATACCGTCGTTCTCGTGGACAATCGACAACTGGGGCGAGGAAGCGTTAGCTGTAGCGTCGTCTGACGGTCGCCTGCTGCACTGGGAGTACGGCGACGCTGTAGCCAAGCAGGTAGGTGTAGCCACAATCACGACAGCCGTCAGCGCGACGAATGTCACGACAATCACGACCACGCAGGATCACGATCTCCACGTCGGTGACAGCGTCATCATCGCCGGGGTAACCAACAGCGCATTTGATGGCACGTATGTCGTGACCACAACGGCCACGACAAAGATATTCACGTACGCACACGTAACGGCTGACGCGACATCATCCGGCGGGACTTCGACGAACCCCGCAGTCCCGACAAACAATCGCGGCGTCATCGTCACGCCGGAGCGTCACGCCGTGCTGTTCGGTTGCGGTGGCGAATCGCGTCGCGTCGGCTGGTCCAATCAGGAGGACTACACGGAGTGGAACTTCGCGTCTGCGACTACGACAGCCGGGTTCATTGACCTCGACACGCAGTCGAAGATCGTCATGGCCGCGCCAGTGCGCGAGGGGACGCTATTCTTCACCGAGGAAGAAGTCTGGCTGATGAAGTACATCGGCCTGCCGTACATCTACGGCTTCGAGCGGATCGGGTTCGGCTGCGGATTAATCGCGCCCAAGTCGTTTGCGTCATTCTCAGGGCGCTGCATCTGGATGTCGTCGAACGGCTTCTGGATATTTGACGGCGGGTACGTCAAACCGCTTCCGTCAGACGTCGGCAACTACGTGTTGCAGGACATGGACCCAGCCGCCGGGCTGCTCTACACGCACGGGTCGGAGAACGGTACGTTCAACGAGGTGTGGTTCTGGTATCCGTCCACCGGCAACTCAATCCCAGACCAGTACGTCTGCTACAACTATATGGAGGGCTGGTGGGGGCTTGGAGAGATGACGCGCACGGCTGCGTCACCGTCGGGCATCTACCCGTACCCGATAGCGTCGGACGGCGACAATTACCTGTACTACCACGAGAACGGATGGACCGCTGCCGGTGTTCCTCTGATCGGATCACGATACGCCGAGACGGGATCGCTGAACTTGGCGAACGGCGAGAACTTGATGACGGTGAAGCAGGCGATCACGGATTCCGGCTACGGCTACGCATCGACCGAGCTGACGTTCTTCGCCTCCACGACACCGGAAGCCGCAGAGACTACGGCTGGGCCGTACACGCCACGGTCGAGCGGCTACACGGACGTCCGCGTTACTGGAAGAGAGATACGATATCGGGTAGAAGCGACCGAGGACGCACCGTGGTCTGTCGGAGACATCCGCCTAGACCTGACACCGAGGGGCAAGAGATGAAGTTCAATATTCCTACGCCACCGGAGACGTACAACGCATCGAACATGGCTTCAGCGTTCGAGAGCATCAAGCAGGCCATGGGCGAGGCCATCTCGCCTACGCAGTCAGTTGGTGGTATCATGTTGCAGTCACCGGATGGCTCTGTTTATCGGATCACAGTCAGCAACGCCGGGGTGCTGACATCGACGGCGGTGCCGCTTGGGATCCGGTGAAGACAAGATCATCGCGCTTATGGAGCGCGGCCTAGTTAAGAGCGGATCGACGCACGATCTGGATGACGTGATCCAGTGCCTGCGGGATGGTACGATGCAGGCGATCTGGAACGACGGTGCCGTCATCGTCACCCAGATTGGTGAATATCCACGCAGGCGCGTGATCGACGTGTTTCTGTGTGCCGGTGATCTCGACAGCGTCTTGGCTCTGCGGCCTGAGCTGCTCGATCTGGCAAAGAGACACGGGTGCGACTACGGTCGGGCATACGTGAGACACGGATTGGTTAAGCCTCTTCAGGAGGCTGGTTGGAAGACGGTGCAGACCGTCATGACGTTTGAGATGGAGTAAGACAATGGGTGGCAGCAGTCCGCAAGTAACAACGTCGCAGCAGTCGCTTCCGAAGTGGCTGGAGCAGCCAACGCGTGAGAACATCGCAATCGCGGACGCAATCGCCAAGCGACCGTTCGAGCAGTACGGTGGCCAGACCGTTGCCGGTCTGTCGCCAGACCAGCTCGCGTCGTACAACATGACACGCGAGAACATTGGCGCGTATCAGCCAGCGTACGGATCAGCTCTGGGTACTACGGCTTCGGTCGCGGGATACCAACCCGGCACGTTCACGGGAGGCGATATCGGGGCGTACATGAACCCGTATCTCCAGAACGTCGAGGCCAACGCTCTGGGCGGTCTGGAAGCGCAGCGGCTCAAGGCGCAGCAGGGCATCGCCCAGAGTGCTCGCACAGCCGGTGCGTTTGGCGGTTCTCGTCAGGGTATTTCTGAAGCACTGTCGAACGTCGAGACTGCGCGTTCGGCAGGCGATCTCAGCGCGAAGATACGCGCTGCTGGATATGACACGGCGGCTAGCTTAATGCAGACCGATATGGACCGCGCACTGAAGGGGCAGGAGCTTCGGCTTCAGGCTGGGGGTCAGTTGTCCGACATTGCCGGTGCCGGTCAGAAGGCACTCTACGCCGACGCTGCGGCTCTGGAGAACATCGGCAAGACGCAGCAGGGCCAGCAGCAGGCGCTACTCAACGACGCGTACCAGAGATACCAAGCCGAGCGGAATTACCCGATTGATATGCTCAATCTCCGCATCGGTGCTACGTCTGCCGTGCCGGGTGTCGGGACGACGACGCAGTCTACGTCTGGCGGAGGCAATTCGTTTCTGTCGTTCCTCGGTGGTCTTGGTTCAGCCGGGTCTGGTCTGGCGAGCTTGCTGCCGCTGTTCGGGGCGTCCGACGAGAATATGAAGACCGACGTCACCAAGATGGGCAAGGACAAGGAGACGGGCCTCGACCTGTACGCATATCGGTACAAGGGCGACCCGAAGTCCTACCCGAAGGTCGTCGGGCCTATGGCGCAGGACATCGAGAAGAAATTTCCCGATCAGGTAAAAGACATCGGCGGTCGCAAGGCTGTCAACCTCGGGTTCGGGCCAATGCGCCGTGCGTTTGCGGCATAAGGAGAGCGAATTATGAGTTTTTCAGATTTTATTGGGTCACTGTTTAGCGGCGATGCCGGTGATGTTCGCTCCAATATGGCGGGTGGAGCTGCTGGTGGCTACCAAAACACATATGGCCCGTACGGGAACATGAGCCGAGCCGAGTACCAGCAGCAGTACGGCGGTCGTGATCGACCGCAAGAGCAGCGCGGGGGCGGTCAGGGTGGCGGTCAGGGTGGCGGTAAAGCAAAGCCGAAGACCATCGACGAGCTGATGGCTGAGTTCGACGTGTCGCAGTATGTTCCTACGACACCGGCGACAAGCTATATGCCATTCTATAACGCAATCCCGCTGGACTACGCCAACACCGCAGGTCCGCAGTCACCGGCGCTCGGGATGGACTACGGCAATATGGTACAGCAGTCGCTTCTAGCAGCGCCGCAACCGTCTATGCCGTCCGGTATCCTCGGCCCGTCGATGCAGTCGCAGACGCCCCTCACGGCACCGATCAGCTATGAGGACTTCCTGCGCTACTACCGAGGTGGTGTCTGATGGACCCAATACTCAAGCGCCTCCTCGAAGCTATCGCGGCACCGGAGAGTGGTGGCCGCTACAACGTGCGCTACACGCCGAAGGGCGGCGCTGAGTTCTCTGGCTATGGTCAGCACCCACGTATATTTGAACCCGGCCCAGCAGGCCCGTCATCGGCTGCGGGGAAGTATCAGATCACGGCTTCGACATACGACAGGCTCGGTGGAGGATCGTTCACGCCAGAGGCGCAGGACGAGATGGCCGCTCGCTTGGCGGTGCAGGATTACAAGGCGCGGACAAACAGGGACTTGGTGGCAGACCTTCAGGCTGAAGGTCTATCGCCGCGCATACTTGGTGCGCTCTCGCCGACGTGGACAGGGCTGAAGGATAACCCGAACAAGGCGACCTCGGCATACCAAGCCGCAGCACCTGCGTCGCAATACGCAAGCGCAGGCGAGAAGCCGGAGTATTACCAGCAGTCGATCCCGTCTCGCGCTGTAATACCGCAGACAATGATGGCGTCAGCACAGCCAAGCGCCCAAGCCGCAGTCACTACGCAACCCGTCTACGCGCAAGACCTCGCCACGACGATGCGCCTGATCGGCAGCAAGATCGCGCCGGGGTCTATCGACGCACCCGTGCCAATGACGCCGGAGCAGCAGGCTGCGTCCAAGGTGCAGCAGGGTCGGCTTGCGGATGCGGGTAAGTCGTTCGCGCAGCTCGCGGCGCTGTCGGCGCAGCAAGACCCGGTAGAGATGCTGCGGCAATTCGATTTTCAGAGGCGTAAGCCTCCGGTGCTACAATACCCTCGCGGACTGCTTTAAGGAGACACGACATGGTAGGGCTTCTCGACTTCTTCACCGGCGGCGGCGAGTACGCAGACCCGAACGCAATCGACGAGCGCTACGGCGTCTCCAAGGGCGACGTGCGTCAGGCTGCGCTGAACACTCTCGGCAACGTGTCCGGGCTGCTCTTGGCTGCCGGTCAGCCGATGAGCGGATCACAGCGTGCTCAGCTGCTCGGTCAGCTCGGCCCGGCATTTGGTGGTGCGCAGACGGACATCTACAACGCGGCACAGCGACGCCTGCTCGGTGCGGAGAACGAGCAGAAGATGTCGCAGATGCAGCAGATGCGATCCTTTGCAGACCGTCAAAAGTCTGACCCAGAAGGGTTAGCAAAGGAACTTGGTATTGATGTAGAAATAGTTCGGAGAACGCCGCCGAATGTGCTTCAGCAGGCGGTTGCTCAGAAGCAGGCAGCGGCGATTACGGCAAGTCCTATGGACGCTGAAATGAAGCAGCTAGAGATTGCAAATTTGCGCGCTGATGTTGCTCGGAAAACGACAGGCCTTAACTCTGTCTTGTCAGCTTATGGGCTGCCACCCATAGGAGGAAGCACGCAAAATGTTCAGCCTTCTGTCACTCCGCAAATACCAGAGATCGGTGCCGCCCCTGTGTTCCAGCCACAGCCGGGGCAACAGACACTCCCTCAGGGGAGCAAGATGTTGCTAGACCCAGCTGTGGTACAGCAATTAATTGATGGTGGGGCGAGCGCGGCAGATATAGCTAAACTTGAGATAGATGAGAGGGCTAGGCAGGCTACTGCGGCTGCGACGAAAACGGCAGCTGGAGAAAAGAGTAACATCGACCAAGAGAACAAACTCAGGGCAGATGTCGAGCCAATCCTTAATAAGTTTGTTGATCGTCAAACTTCATACAAGACAATGGAAGAGCTGGCTGCGGCTGGTGAAGGAGCCTCAGATGTTGCTTTGCTTATTTCGTTGTTCAAAGTTTACGACCCAACATCTACGGTTACTGGAGGAGAATCCGCAACTCTTCAAAACGCGGCAGGCGTCCCAGAGGGCGTACGTGCTGAGTATAACAAATTAATATCTGGTGGGGCGTTATCACAAAAGATGCGCGAAGATATTGTTAGGGCAGCGCGTGCTAAAATGGATCAGGAGATAACAACATTTGGGAGCACACTCGCT